TGGCTGCCTCAGGCTTTAGAGCTTTGAGCTGCGCAGCAGAGGGGCCATCTCCCCAATCAGCGTCCTCTATACCCTCAAAGTTAGGTGGCACGAGTATATCCTTAGGTTTGAGTGGCAGGACCGACTTGCCCTGTAACGACTGGACAGCCTGCTTGATGCCCGCGACCGTCAGCACAGTACCGTCGTTCTTAGTGATCGTACCGGTGTTCTGGATAATGCCGCCGTACTTCTTTATGTACTCCAGCTTTTGTTTCTCTTCGCTGGCCAGTATCTCCTTCTCCTGCGTAGCCTGAAAGGACTTGAGCTTCATCCAGTACTGCTCGACTAGGTACTTGGCGTTAGGCGCACCCTCCGCTATCGCCTTGTCCATCTCCTTCTTGTCTTTGTCGAGCTGGTCTGCGATGAGCTTACTGGTATTGACATTGAGAGGAGAGCTGTACTTGCTTTGAATACCGTTGTCGAACCCGGCTATATTGCTCAGGCCGGTGCCTATAGCCCCGCCGCCTAGAGAACTAAGTGCCCCACCTAGGCCCCCGTAAGCGCCACTGAGTTGCTGGGCCATACTGTTCATCTGCTGCGCTTGCTGGAACGACTGCTGGAACACCTGATCGGGCGGAGGTTTGGGAGCGTTCATTATCGCTAGATGCTTCTCCCAGTTGTTCACGATCTGCATGACGATCTCAGCAATGGTATTCACAACCTGTTCGGGATGGCTAAGTGCGAGGTCGTAATTGTTGATCGTCGCGTGACCGATAACCAACGGATTGGTTGGGTCAGAGATATTGGCCTTCGTTACACGGATCGTTGTCGTCGGCTCTGCGACGTTGGGCGTGATCGTGTATTCGTATCCGTTCTTCGGCAATAAAAGACCGGCCAGTTTATCAGACTGGTCGGCCCATTTTTTCACGAAGGTGTAGTCAGCAAGAGCCTGTGCCACGTTACCTCTTTAGGTTGTACTCGGCTAGACGAAGGCGTTCCCGCTCAATTCGTGCGTTGTTCTTGCGCTCCATGAGAGCGTACACAGTGTCCAGTGATACCGGGGTGAAGTTGTTGGCATCGACGCCTACATCCATCGACAGAAGGTCCGGCGCGTATGCAAGCTCACCGTGCGAATGTCCGTAGAGCTGGATCGATCCCTTATGAGAATCCCTCCAGACGCGGCCCGCGTAGTGATCGAGCACGATGCGCTTCTGACTGATGGGCCTCAGGAACACGCGCTCTTCTACTGACTCGAACAACCGTGCGATGAAGGCGTTAGATTCCAACAGCTCTTCGTGGTTGCCCTTGACGTATCGATGCGCCCCATTCAACCGGCTCATGATGTACTCTGCCTTATCGTAGCCCAGAGTTCTCCAGAACATATCGCCAAGGTGCCAAACGGTGTCGCCATCTTTCACGACATCGTTGTGGCGCTCGATCAATCCCTCGGTCATACCGTCGAGAGAAGTCCAAGGGCGTGCCTTCTCCACACGCCCCCAGCCTAGCATCGCATTCTCGTGCCCGTGGTGCTCGTCTGCGGTAAAGAAGTCCATTACGCTGCCGCCGAGTTCTCAGCTACGATCTCGTGCAGCCGTGTGGTTGCCGCTTCACCTTCGTACGAGTAGCCTCCGAAGTTCTTCATCGCCAGTGCGGTGATGCTGGTCTCTTCGAGTTCCCACTGATCCTCAAGGCCGTAACAAGAGCAGTGGCCGCCGTTGACTTCGAAGAACTTGCCGTCCTTGCGAACAAGGACGAAAGCCTCTCCGTCGTAGCTGCCGTAGCCGTACCACGCCATCAGAATCTCGCCACCTTCAAGGGCTGACGCATCCACGTTGAAGTTGCTCAGTACGTCTTCCTTGCTGGAAAAATCACCGATGTAGTTCTTGTCCTGTACTGCGGTCTCTTCAGACATTTGTAGCTCCTTGTGTTACTAAATTTGACTCATGCTCACGTGTGAAATGGACGGGTGGCATTGCGACCCTGCTAGGGTATCCACCTATGTGACGGCTGTGTCCACCTTTAGGGTGGCCGCCCATCTCGATTACTTGCCTTCTAGGATCAACGGCACCTTAGCGTCGTTGAAGATACAGCGGGAGTTAGGGTTGGCGCAAGCATTAGCCTGCATCTTGACGCGCTCCAGTTGGATGAACTGATCGGGCGAGAGGCCCATCTGGTTTCGGTAAGCGTTGTCAGCTTCAGCGCGGGAAAGCTCGGCGGCTTTACGTGAGTCCTCAGCCAGTTTGCGCTGCGCCTCGGTGTTGACGCGCTGCTCTTGCGCAGCAGTCTCTACACGCTGGTGCTTGATGAGGTCAGGTGGGTTGGCCTTGCCGATGGTCACGCGGACCACATGCACGGGAATCTTGGTGGCCACAATGTAGTCACTCAGGTTCTTCGTGACCTCCTGCTCGATCACCTCGATGGCTGACGACTTGATGGCAGTCTCGTTAGAGTCGTACTTCTTGGCCGACTGGCGCACGTAGTTCTGGAACTGGCGCTGGATGTTGTTGGGGTACCACGCCTCACCAAAGTTCTTGATGAGCTTCACAGAGTCATCAACTTGGACGATGAGCTGTGGATCGAACTCCAAAGGCACGCCGTCGCTGGACATCAAGTCCTTCAGGTCTTCCGTGACTGCGATGGGCTGCATGTTGACAAAGATGGCTGAGGTGGTGGGCGCTGTGAACGTCAGGCCGGTCTTCACAGGCGTATCATCTACACCGCCGTGTCCGAAGATCAGTGGCTTCTCGACGAGTACGGCTTCAAAGCCGTTGTTTGGGGACACAGTATTACATCCCAGAGTCGCCAGAGTTACCAACGAGGCCAGTACCAGAATTGCTAACAGAATATATCCGCGCTTCATAAATCTCCCTGTGTTACCGGTTTAGTTACAGAACTTGGTTGCGGGAGATGGATTTGAACCACCGACCTTCGGATTATGAGTCCGCTGCTCTACCAACTGAGCTATCCCGCCAAACGCATCTTGTTTTCGTATTGTAAACCTGATGCTTCAAAAAGTCAACAACTTCACGCAAGCTGTCAGCTCCCCATTCTGTCTTTTATTTGGATGGCTCATGAAGACGGGGATAAGAACGTTGAGCCAGCTTGAAATGGTCGGGGAGACAGGACTCGCTCTTACGAGGTATACCTGCACTATACCGGCCCCCATGGGCCGTGCGTCTATTTGCGCCACTCCCCGGCTTGTCGAGTAAGTAAGTCTTCCTCTTCCATGTGACAATTAGCACACAGTAGATCACACTTATCCAACTCTGTCTTGACGGTCTCCCAAGGCTTAGTGTATGCCCTGCAAAGATCAAAGTTTTTGCTGGCAGGACTAAGGTGATGAAATCCTAAAGCCCTGATGCATCTATCGTAACCACAGGCGACACATTTGCCACCCTTATACTCAACCATACGCCGTTTGATCTCATTCCTACGTCTATTGGCATTGCAGGAATTGCAAATATGTCGTTTGTGCCCCTTAGCACGGTCGTACACATACTCTCGACCACAGTTGCATTTGGTTGTGAGAGAAGGAGTTGAACCTTCAACCTCTCGCTTATCGAGCGATTGCTCTGCCATTGAGCTACCTCACAACAATCTAAAAGCCGTACGCCTTGAGCGCTCGACGTTTGTAGAAGAACTGATACACTCGATACGCGAGGTATCCCAGCGCCAGCGCCGTAACAGATGCGCCAACCAGAAGGAAGAAGAATGCGAGTAACAGAATCAGGAGAGCCATTTACCGTCGTCTTTCTTTTTCTTGCTGCGTACCTTATCGATCTCGTCGATAACGGAACCCACTATTGCGAAGATCAACGCTGCCAGAATAAACAGCAACGACAGTGCCACCAGTACCGATATCGGTCCCCACAGGGGTATGAACACAATCCACCATGAATGCGGGAAGAACCCAGCAAGTTTAGCGACGACAAAAATCAAGGTCAAAATAGAGAAGAACGGAAACGAACTCTTGCCGCCTTTTACCAACTGCTCTTGTCCAGACATACATCTCCTTTATAAACCCTCGCCAGTGACAACCCCAATCACCCGCCGACCGACCCCATGAAAATCCATTCGTCAGCCTTCCCACGTAAATGTTTAGACTGGGGGATCGCTCCCCCTTCTGTTGCTAGGCCCGTCAAGAGGCCCCAGCGGTTATTAGGCCGCAAGTAGCTGTGCTGCAACAACGCTCTTGCGAACGCTGAAACGGACACGGCTGTGGCTGACACTTTCGGTGACAGTTCTTTTTTTCCAGCAGTCAAGGTCGCTAGGCACCTGCACAGTCCACTCTTCTATCTGTATCCGTCGAAGCCGTGACATCCCCGTATGCGGTACGCTTACGAGATTGTTTTGGTGGAGATGGCGAGAGTCGAACTCGCGTCCGTCTACCGACTTTGGAGCTTCATACCATGCGTAACTTTTTGAATTGTATCAAACTTGATCGGTCTTGTCAACCTTCGGTTTGCAGAAACCTCTATAGTCTCTGGGGTATCCCTTACCTGCGTTGTGTTCGACTGTTTTCAGTGTACAGTACTCGGATAGTTCTGTCAAGCACTTTGGATCGAAAACTGTTTCGGGTCCGGGGTGGAACGTGTACTTCCGCCAGTGTGGGAACCACTTGATGATTCCCAGTGCAGCGCCGGTCTTAGACATCACGTCAAAGACGTGGGTAGTGCCGCCTTTACGGGCCTTCCCCACATCCTTGAACAGGAGATATTCGCCGCGCTCCCATAGACTGTCCATTCGCTCGATCAATATGTCACCACGTAGACGATGGCTGCACACAGTAGCCAGTAGACCGTCTGCTTCCAGTTCTTATCTGAAGCGTACACTGCCGCTGCTGCGAAGTCAAGTGCGATCATGACGTTCGGTATAAGGTGCGGATTGATATGAGGCATCTTCATTTTTTCCAACACTCCGCGATGTTCGAATCGAACTCCATGACCACTGCTGTCATCTTCACCGCTGCGGCCCGCTTGAATGCGTCACCGATCAGCTTTGCTACCTCAGTGGCTTTGTGCTTAGGACATTGTACCACAAGCTCGTCATGCACCATCTTGATGAGACGCGCACGGAAGGTGGGAAGAGTATGCCACAGGTACGGCACTCCGTCCTTGTCGAACCCACAACCGCCCGCCAGCTTGATGATCGTGGCGTTCGTACCCTGAATGGCGTGGTTCTTTCCTTGGCGCTCGATAGAGCCTGACATCGCGCCCATTGCCTTACCGATCTCTTTCTGAGTCGGCTGGTTGTGCTCGATGAACCACAGCTCTTCTTTGTCCGGCTTGCGGTTGTTGTTCTTGACGAAGAGGTCGTACTTCAATTGTGCCTCTTCAGGTGACAATCTCAGCTTCTCTTCGTTGTCAACCTTCGCCTTCTCCTTCGCACGATCCCACGTGGGGTCTGGGAAGAGACGACGCCGACCGTACATATCGAACGAGCGTTTCTTCATGTAGGCATTCTTGCCAGACTGCTCAAGGTATGCCCAGATGCGCGGGAACTTCTTGGAGTGCAGCTCCATCAGCTCAGCGGCCTTCTCGACCGTCTTGCCGATTGATTGCGCGAGTTTGCTTGGGCCGCCGCCGTACGCCAGCAGGAAGTTCGTGCTCTTGTTTTCGTTCCTCAGCTCAGCGTGTCCTTTGCATTTGCACTTCTGCCGCGCCGGTTCGCCGTTCTCTTTTTTCGCATAGTACTTGCAGCCGGGTTCAGTAAGGACTACCCAGCCCTGCTCGTGCAGAATCTCAGTGCCTACAGAGTGAACGTCCTCGCCGCGACCGAAAGCACCGATCCACACCGGGTCTTGTGCCAGCTCCGCGATGATACGAAGCTCCGCGCCGGACATATCGGCGGTGATGATTACATACTCTTCTGCGTGGGTGTTACAAAGCTCTCCGCAGGCGGAGCACCTAAATCCGGGCACAGAGAAGTCCGCAACATAGATGCCCTCACGAGGAGGCGCGTCAGCATTGCAGCAATCAGAAACACGTATGGACTCGTTAGGAGGATCAGCAATAAAACAGGAGCGAACTGCTTCGTCCTGCGGTAGGTTCTGGCCATTAGGTTTCTCCGATGAGGAACGCCCAGTCTCAGCATCGTACTGGTTGTAGACGCAATGCAGACGCCCGTCGCCGGGGTGCAACCACCCTTCCTCTTTGCATGGCTTGCCCGTCCACTCTGTAGCCCACTGGTATCCGTACGTCCCGATCTCCTTGGAAAGAGTGTGAAGCTTACGGATTGAACCGCAGATAGCGAAACCCTTGGCCTCATACTTCGCCAGTGTGTCATCGTCGCACTTCTTCATCGACTTGAGGCCCTTGATCTCTTGTAGGGCCGCTAATAGCTGGGAATCGCTACTGTAGTTGATGAGTGCTGCGCCTTCGCACTTGGCGGCGAGGTTTTTGATCTTCGTCCGCTTCTTTTTCATGTCGCTGTGCTCGGTCTTCAGCGTCTCCTTCAAGTCCTTACGCTGTTGCTCAAGCAGAGCCTTTTGCATTTCGAGGTGCGCCATCGCCGCAGTGTCGCCCGCCTTCTTGTAGACCGCGATCTGTTTCTTCAGCTCCAGCTCAGCCGGGGAGACGACGTTGAACGCCTTCCACTGCGCTTCCTTCGCATCGATCTCAGCATCAGTATTTATGTCGTACTTGCTGCCGACGAGAGGGATGAAGTACGGGTCGAGCGAGTCGCTATAGAGCGCGGTCAGCTCGGCTATCTTGCCGTCGATACGCTTGCGCCACTTCTCCTTGTCCATGCGCTCACCGTGGATGTGCATGTCCTCGAACATGCCGATGGCGTCATTCTCGATCTGGACAATCTCGTTGAGATTGTCGCCCATGACGATAGGCTCGTTGCTGGAGTTCTTAGGCTCAAGGTTCTCCATGAACTTGGCCATCGGGCTGCCCTTCTCTTTGAGAGTCTTCAGGCGAATGCCGGACGCGACGACCTTCTGGGCCATCATGATGTTCAGTGGGAACCGCGTATCGAGTGCGGCGTATTTGATCTGACCCGGCTCAAGCACTGCGTCGAGAGTGAACGATTCCTGATACTGTTTGTCCACAGTCTTTCGGAAGTAACGCTCCATCATCTCGTTCATGGAGTAGTAGCCGTAGTCCTTCATCGAGTGCGCCCCGGCCCAGATGCACTTCTCCGCCATCGAGCAATCGTAGTAGTTGTACGTGCGCAGGCCGAAGTTCCAGTAGAAGGTCATGTACTCGAAGCCGAGATTCACGCCGACCTTCAGGAAGTTTCGAGAGCACAACACAGGCTCCAATATGAGCATCAACTCTTTGAGCTTTGGAGGAAGGTTCGCGCCGTACTGACCTTGGCATGAGAAGAGTAGGTTCGGATCGTTGTCGCAGAAGGGCAAGAGGTCGATCACGTACTGCTCGACGTTGTTACCAAACTGGACAGTACGGCAGCGCCGGAAGAAGTAGTCCTTCAACGGGGTCGTTTCAACGTCCCATCCGAGTACACCTTTGTCGTTCGCTTGGACACGCGCAAAGAAATCCTGAAGAGAAGCAAGCTCTTCGAGGCTCTGGATGAAAGTAACTTTGAGTGGGGGCGTGAGTGTTTCTATGTCAATCGGGGTGATTGGCTGCAATTCTTCAATTCAGTTCACATCGCTCCTACCGGTCCCGTTCAGAAAAAGTGGTATAGTTTTTCTAAATCCCTGCCGGTGATCTTTGCGACTGTTCATAGTGTAGCAAACAACCATTGACTTGTCAAGCGGTCTGTGATACATTAGACTCATGGCACATTTCGTCTTACACTTCGATGGGTCTTGCTGGCCCAACCCCGGTGGCACCGCCGCGTGGGGCTTCGTACTCAAAGAGTTCAACCGCGCCGACGCGCTCCCTCGCCTGATCTTCAAGAACTCAGGCGTAACTGGTACGAATCCAGTGATGAGCAACAACGTCGCTGAGTTCGACGCGCTCTATTACGGCCTCGAATACCTGTCAGCGCATCTTGAGCAGCGTGTCAAGTCCGGCAGTGTGGAACCAGATACGTTGACAGTGTACGGCGACTCACAGCTCGTTGTCAACATGATGAGCGGCATCTGGAGTCCGAAGAAGGACAAGCTCTACTACCCATTCTGGCGTAAGGCGTTCAACGCGCACGCCGATCTGGAAGTCCTGAAGGGTCTCTCCATCGACTACACGTGGATTCCGCGAGAGCAGAATACCGAGTGCGACGATCTGTCCAAAGAACACAATCACGCACCTCTTTGATTCTAAAGGGAATAAAAGGGGTTGACAGATAGTCATCCACATGCTACACTAGTATTTGTTTCAATCGACGGGAGACAACCGTCAAGACAGCATCACGTACGAACAACGCAACAGGGTTCTGCTAACAAGCAGTTTTCTAGGGAACGGGTGGGTAGTATCCCACATTTCATGATGATTCGCATGATCTTACCGGCATAACGTCCTAGTCTTCACAAGTCCTTACAAACAAAAACCTTAGCACAGCGCACATCCAGACAGCGTACTAATGACTCAATTCGAAGTTTGAGGGGGTCAAGCAGGGGACTGGGTGTGGTTTTAGGCATGGAATACCAACTGATTGTCCACAAAGCTTCATTGGAAATCGCCACAGTGTCTAGTAGAGGTGCAATAGCACAGACCAGATGGTGATAGATGGAGTAAGGACAGGGGATATGCCGGAGGTGTACCCACTAAAGTCAAGCATTACAACACAGAAGATTTATTCACCTGTAGAATCAATGACTTGAGACACCCACGTATTGACTTTCGAAAAAAGGGTGCTACACTGGTATTAGACAGTTGAGGGAAAGAAGCCCTCCAAGAGTCACGAGATAGGCGAGTGGGCCTCCTCCTAGGAGCTGTAAAGCCCTACCCACCGCCGTTATTTGAAAGCGTATCAAGTACGTGAGGAGCAAGGAGATACAATGCCACAGGCACCCGCAGCAGGAAACACCGTCGCAAGTCTAAGACCAGTACCCGTCCAGCACGCGATCAAACTTCCCGTTGCTCAACAGACCGTAGCGCAGAAGGTCGAAGCAGAAGTCAAGCACGTCGGTCAGGTAGTCGAGACCGCAGTACAGCACGTCATCCACCCTACCGCAGAAGTGGCAAAGGTTGAGACTGAAGCCAAGGCTGATGCAGCCAAGGTCGAAGCTGATGTGAAGACTGAGGCCGTGAAGGTTGAAGCCGCAGTAGCAGCGCCGGTCACCGCAGTGAAGACTGTTGTCCAGCATGTTGAGGCCGCATCCAAGACTGACCTAGAGGCACTCATTGCCCGCGTCAAGGCTCTTGAGACCGCCGCAGCAAAGCCGGTTGCAGCCGTCAAGACCGCAGTATCTAGCGTGTCTGCTGACGTTGAAGCTCGTGTTGCTGACATCGAAGCGAAGATCGCTAATTACAATACTCGTTCTGGGCAGAAAATCTAAGCTCATTTGCGGGTAGCTCAGCGGTAGAGCATTCGGCTGTGCGAGATGTGGAACGCCACGCTCCAGTGCAACTCTGGAATCTCGAAAAGTAACCGAACGGTCGCTGGTTCGATCCCAGCCCCGTGAGCCATTTTCTAACACGTCTGTCGGTACGCGCTCCGCGCAACCGTCCATCCCCGCCTGCGATGTAAAAATCGGGCACACATTCGCGCTACGGCGCTAACCCCCGGCTTCGCGGTCGCAAGACTCCTCCGGGGAGACATTAGATTCAAGTGGGCGTGTAGCTCAGCGGGAGAGCAACTGCTTTGCAAGCAGAAGGTCAAGGGTTCAATCCCCTTCTTGTCCACCATATTAGCGTAGCCGTCGTCCTACGGGACGCCTAATAGAGCTACCATACCGGTGAATGCCGGTACCTTTCTAGGGGCCAACAACGCGATGTCGAATCGAGTAAAACTCAAAAAGAGCCAGCTCGATTATTTCCGCAAGCTGGCTCGTAAGTCCGACAAAGAGATCATGGCCTACCTCGTTGGTGAGGTGAAAGCCAAAGACTTGATTGTCATTGATAGCTTCGAGTACACCAAGGATTACCACACGCAGACAGAGCAGCAGGTCTCGTGGTACGTCACGGAGTATAACAAAGTTAGAGAACGTGCTGAGGAGCGCGGGAAGAGCGTCATTGGTTACATACACACGCACCCACAATGGGACGCGGTGATGTCTCCGGTTGACTATGAAGGATGTGTGCGCGATATGCACCCGTTGTGCGGGATCACTTCCGTCAACAAGGGCAAGACGCGGACACGCTTCTGGGTCATGGACAGCTCACTTCCCTGTGATGTGATCTATGTCGAAGAAAAACGAAGTTCTAAAACGAAACGAAGTGGCCCTGAAGCAGCCGAAGCTGGTCAGGATCAGGGACTATAACACTGTTCTGGCGACGATCATCAAGGATGAGCGCCTGAGCGGTAACCGCCGCCTGCTGGCCGCATTGCTGGGCAAGCACTTCTCAATTGGAAACAAGAACGGCAAAGCAGTGCCGATGACCGAACAAGAGGCCAAGGACAAGGAATTGCTCTACAGCATCCTGTTGACCCAGTTCGGCAACCCTAAAGTCATTCAATGGTTAGACGCCGAAGACACAGAGACACTTCCGCCACCTACCAAGATCGAGGCTGAGGCTTCGGAGAATATCCGAACCGTCTTCGAAGCACTGCTTGCCCCTTCTAAAAAGGCCGGTGAATAATGCAGCCATTCAAGGTGCTACCCGAGGACGCGAAGAACTTCGCAAAGGTGTGGACGTACAAGGGACTTCAAATCCCTATGGACGATATTCACATGCAGTTCGCCACCGACTACGCCAACGTAGTCCTGAACAGTTTTGTGCAGCAGACGCTACAGGCGTCAGCAGCCAAGCAGAAAGCAGCGGAAGAGGCTAAGGCCAAACCACTGGTAGCACTGACCGACTAATGAACATCGACGTAACGCAAGTACCGGGTTTGAACGGGGTGACTTATGTGCCGTACCAACAGCCAACCGTCTGCCCCGGATGCGGACGATGTAATCACTGCGGACGAGCGTATCCAGAAGTTGCGCCAGCGTATCCGTACTATCCGCAACCTCAAATCACGTGGTCGGCCCAAGGCGGTCAGTCCACCCTCGCCCAAGGCGGTCAGTCCACCCTCGCCCAAGGCGGTCAGTCCACCCTCGCAAACACGCAAGCGACTGGCGAAGTGTTTTATCGAAGCAGTCAGCAACTTTTACAAGGAGATGTAAAGAGTCAGTAGAAGGTAAGAAGCTTGGAGTAGACCACGATCATTCGTGCTGTCCCGGTAAATTTTCATGTGGCAAGTGTGTGCGAGGTCTGCTTTGCCACAACTGCAACGCAATGCTGGGAATGGCTAAGGACGAACTGTCAAGATTGAAAAGTGGTGTAGAGTATTTGGAGAGATATGCTATATCAAAGGCCAACATTTAGCTGCCCAGCAGCAGGGTTGAAAACGACTGATAAGAATTGGGATCGTGCTTTCTTGAGCGCGGATGAGTTCCGCCAGAAGTACGGCGAGACCCCGGACGGCCAGAAGGTTACTACAGCATGATCGCGCTCCTGATACTCGTGCTCATTGTGGGCCTTGTCATCAGGACTCACAAACGCAACAGGCACCACCGCGACAGAGAACGAACCGTCGCAATTGAAATACTTTGGAGAACAACCATGTCAGCACCTATTGTGAATACTGTAACCATTGTTGCTACAAATGATGTCCTTGCCATCGTGCAGGGAGTTCAGGCAAATGGTGAGACTTCCCTCGGAGTCGTAACTGCTGCCTCTTGGAGCATCGACGACGCTGCGGTCGCAACGCTGGTAGAGAACACTGACTTCAGTGCTACCGTCACCGCCGTAGCCGTTGGTACCGCCAACATCACCGCAACAGCCACGATCACCGATCCAGATGGCACCGTGCTCAACCTCGTTGGCACTGGCGTCATCACCGTGACCATCAACGCGAAGGGTGTACGCACCGCCTCCGTTGAGATTCTGTTTACGAGCGCCCCGAGCATCCCAGCCTAATTCAACTGGGTGTAGCTCAGTCTGGTAGAGCTTCCGATCTGGAATCGGAAGGCCGTTCGTTCGAATCGAACCACCCAGACCAAACTGATAGGCCAGCCGAGAGCCATAGAATCTCGGCACACATTAGATTCAAGTGCTCCGTTGGCGGAATTGGCAGACGCGCCGGTCTAAGAAGCCGGTGCCTTCGGGCGTGTGGGTTATACGCCCTCATGGAGTACCATATCAGCCGTGAATACTTCCGGCGCAACACTGTGTACGTGGCTACTCTGGGAACCGTAGCAGCAGCCTGTGAAGCTGTCTTCTGGTGGATTCGACTTCCACCGTACACCCCATTCGGAGGCTGCATGGAAAACGTCATCGGCAGCTTGTACGTCGGTGACGATTCCGACTACCTCAAGATCAAAGGCAAGGACGGCTGGTCTGTCCTTCGTTGCTGCAAGGAAGGTCCGGGCGGTCATAGAGACACGCTTGGCTATGAATCTCTCGGAGCACCCAAAGGGGCGCATTACCTGTCAGTGGATCAACCCGGCAGACGGGCACTGAACTTCATTGACCCCCAAGACCCCCACTTCATTCCCAAAGAAATGGTGGAGCGCGGTCTTGAGTTCATCGATAAACGATTGGCGGCAGGCGACAAAGTTCTGGTCGCGTGTAACGCGGGTCACTCCCGTGGCCCAACAACGGCAATGCTCTACCTACGAGCAATAGGTGAACTAGCAGGTAATTTCATTCACTCCGAGAAAATATACCGTACACTGTACGCCAAGTATGACCCCGGCATCGGTATGCGGCAGTTTGCGAAGACCCATTGGGACTACTTCGCTGAGAAATTACGAAAGGCATAACGATGGGTTGGAAGCACGCAGTAGCGCACGATATGGCTGGCGACGGCGACAAGCCAAAGAAAGAGATCAGTCACGTTGTCTCGCGTAAGAGCGCGACACCGGGACACGTAATCCACGAGCATCACCACACTCACCCCAGCCATCACCCGATGGAAGAGCACGTCACCAAGGGCGACGACGAGTTGGCAGCTCACTCTATGGCCACTATGGGCACGCCGAACCCCGGCGAGGACACGAGCGATCCCGGCTCACCAGCTAACGCGGCACCCGCCGCAGGCGCAGCAGCTCCCCCAGCAGCAGGCTCAGGAGCACCCGCAGCATCTCCTATGGCAGGCATGTAATGACAGATCACGAAGAGAAACCTATGCACAACGTCTCGTTGCATCGAGCGTTGTCCCATCTGAACAAGGGCGGCCTGCACCGCGCTCTTGGCGTTCCAGAGGGCAAGACAATTCCGCACGACAAGTTGGAGAGCGCGAAGAACAGCGACAATCCACATACTCGTAAGATGGCACAATTCGCGGAAACAATGAACGGGTGGCATCACTAATCTGATCCTCCCCATGATTGGAGGATCATGAAGCTTCAGAAACTACGAGACCTAATCGCCTCGTGTAAGACGAACCCGAACTATCAGTTCCGTGAAACAAGTAACGAAGATATCCTCGCGTTGGCCAAGAAGAGCTTTTCGAAGCTCACTGACGGTCAGCGCGAGAAGGTTTATGCGTCATGGAAACGTGCGCTAGACATGAACAAGGAGGCGCTGGACGACTCAACCGGTGAGCTATTGCTCATCGCTCGATTCATGGCCCAGACCAACCTGTTCTTCATGTGTCACCTGTTGGAAACCTACAACAAGGTCACCGTGAATACCCACGAAGAAATTTGCAACAAGTTTTTCGTGCAGAAGAACCCGACTTTCGTAACAGTAGAGAAGTTTGCCAACCAGTATACTGACCTCAAGGATCGAATGTTGCTAGTCCCACGAGGCGGGTTCAAATCTTCTATCGACATTGCAGACGTGGTTCAGTGGGTGAGTTGCTACCCCGCGATTACCATTCTGATCCTGACGGGTGTGTTCGACCTCGCCAGTGACTTCCTCGGAGAAGTCAAGAACCACTTCACTCTCATAGAGTCGCAGAAGCTCGACACCAAGACCGGCAAGCCGGTACTCGTGCCCAAGCTCTTCTTCGACGAAGAGACAGAGGAATGGTCTGAAAGCATGTTCCAAACGTTGTTCCCTGAGCACTGTGTTCCTCCAGCCTCAGGCACTCAGTTCGAGTATCACTCCCCAGCGCAGGGCGATCAGAAAGAGCCAACCGTGAAGGCCGCGTCCATCGGACAAGCCCTCGTCGGTAAGCACTTTGACGTGATGAAGCTGGACGACGTTATCACGAACGAGAACAGTCAAACCGTTGACCGTTTGAAGAAAATCGCTAAGCAGATCAGTATTGATCGAGCCATGCTTCACCCTTACGGATTCATGGACGTAATCGGCACGTGGTACGACGAGAAGGACTACTACGGCGAGAAGATCAAGCAGCAGGAAACGTTCATCAAGGAAGAGGGTCTGTCGAACCTCATCACTGGCAGCGTTGACTCCGGGCGACTGAACATCGAGTACAAGACCAAGACCTACCTTCGAGCCGCAATGTGGCTCACCGATCAAGCGATCAAGGAAGGCAAGACCGACGTAGACGCCAAAGGTCCAGACTATGAACTCTGGTTCCCTGAGCGTCTGCCTTTTAGCTTTTTGTATGATGAGAGAAAGACGGACCCGGAAGGGTTCGCCATCAAGTACCTCAACAACCCGAGAAAGATCAACCGTATCAAGTTCGAGCGTGCCCTTCTGATGAAGCGCACTATCCCGCACAACATGCTGCCGCCGCAAGGCGTCGTCGTGACGACAGTAGACACAGCGTATTCAACAAAGTCATGGGCCGATTACACCGTTATCCTGACCACGCTGATATATGGCGGGCGTTTCTACATCCTCAACATGGTGCGCGGACGATTCAACGAGATCGAGCTGCCTGCGGTTATCGCCAACACAGCGTACAAATGGAAGCCTAAGCGAATCGCCATCGAAGACTCGGTGGGCGTGAAGTGGATGGGACGCGAACTCCGTCGAGAGATGGACAAGCTGCAAATCAGCATTCCGATTGAGTACTGCTCTCTGGGCCTCGGCAAGAAGTCTAACTCGAAACAGATGAAAGCCAAGCCGGTACTCCGACTGCTTGGCGACGAGCGTATGTTCTTCCTCAACTCCTGCGAAGGGTTGAACGAACTCTACAACGAACTCGAAGCCTTCACGGGCACCAGCGACGACACACACGACGACATTATCTCCGCACTATCCCTATTGGTTGAGCAGTTCATCTCTTATGCCGATGTGGGATCGAAAGTGGACATGGTGAACTCGCAGTATGTTGCAGATCAACAGAACCACGAACGTCATCAACTCGTACACGGTATTGGCAAGTATGCTCACATGAACATAAAGGCCCAGCTCGTGAATGATGACAACCCGGTGACTGCGTTCCAGATCGACAACAGCCGTATGTTCCGCGATGAGCCAATGGGCACTGACCCGTTTGCCGATCTATTCAACTAAGGAGAAACATGGCTGAACTAAATGAAGCTCCGGGGATAGTCGCGGACGGTGTAGCACGTGAGACGCTTGACCCATTGGACTACGGCAAGGGTGGAACCCTCAAGACCCTAAACGCTGACCTAGCACTCGTGCTTGGAAGCGCCAGCAAAGCCGAAGCTTTCATCAGCGAGAAGCAGTGGAACCTCTTGTGGCGTGATGCCGACTTGCTCTACCAGTCGCCGCGCCCGATGTCAGTGTACGAGAACACATACGTCCTCGAACCTAACGTACAACGATTTACAGTAGCAAAGGTAGTGAACTCTGTCGTACCCTCTCTCTACAAGGGCCTGTTCTATGCAGACCCTCCGATGGTACTCCGACCGCGCTCAGGCACGAGTCAAGACACCATAGATGCCAAGACCGTGCTCTTCAGCTATTTGCTGAACGACTGTGGATTCAAGACCGAAACCAAGTGGGGACTCGAACAGATGGCTTGCCTCGGCACCGGCATCTGGAAGTGGGGAGTTGACTACAAGGAAGTGGTAACGTGGGAACGCAAGTCCACTACGACCACGATCACTGGTGGTGTAGGACAGGATCAGGTCACGCAGAAAGTTCCTCTGGATGTACCCCCAGACGTGAAGCGTAAGTCCCGTGTTGTGCCGCGACCGTTCTTCGAGTCGCGCCCGATCAACAAGGTGTTCGTAGACCCGAAGTGCGATGTCGGGGATATCCGCAAAGCAGACTTCGTGATCGACGTTCGCTACATGGACTTCTACCAGCTCAACGATATCCGCGCAGCTCTCGAAGAGCTTCCCGAAGATCACCCGGACAAAGATGGGTGGGAGTTGCCGAAGTCTGAAGACGAGCTTCGCAAGTGGTGGTTCGCACCATCCGGCACGAACGTAGCACCAGTACTCGCCAGCGACACAATGGCGTACATGCGCGGTGCAGTTCACCATGCTGAAGAGATGAACATTCAGGTGACCCCTGACATGCTCTTCAAGAAGATGGAAGTGCTTGAGTATTGGGATAGAAACCGCAAGGTTCTTGTCATCGACCGCAAGAAAGTGATCTTCACCGGACAGAACAAGTTCGGCGTTATCCCGTTCCTCAGTGCAAACTGGTGGAACCGCGCCAAGGCATTCTACGGCATGGGCCTCGGCCTTATCGTCGGACAGAATCAGCGCGTCGACCAAGGCACCATCAACGCAATTCTGAAGATGCTGTCGTTCGGGATCAACCCGATCTATCTTCGCCAGCGCGACACAAACGCGCCGACGCAAATGATACGCACCGGGATCGGTAAGATTCTAACTGTGGACGGTATCGCCAAAGAAGCATATCACCTACTCGACACTCCTAAGGTTCCACCAGACATCTGGTCGGCCCTAAGCGAGTCAGAGAAGGCAACCGAGTCCGCATCGGGCGCAGATCAAGCGCTCGTACAAGGCTCGTCATCCGGCCCCCGTTCTTCTATGGGGCGCACCGCAGGAGGCGCAGGCATCCTCGCAAGTGCAAGCGCGACTCGTCTCGACGGGCCGCTCGACAACTTCATCGAACAGGTGTTCAGCCCGTTCCTCTACATCCTCGACATGCTCGTCATGCGATACCTATCAGACGCCGAGATTTATGCAGTACTGGGCGAAGAGATGGGCGACGACTACGAAGTAGACCTTGACCAGTTTCACGCGGCTAAGATCGAGTTCGAAGTACTGGCCGGTGCCGCGCTTGCGGCGAAACGCACAATGGCGCAGTCGATGACTCTCATCACACAGATTCTTGAGAACCCCCAGATTGTTGAATCTCTCGCTGACATCAACGAGGAGTACATCAACTGGAAGGAAATCGTCATGATGTGGATCGAGTCAACGGAGTGGAAGAACAAGAACGACATCATCAAGAAGATGACGCCGGAAATGAAACAGAAGCGTGCCGCTGCATCGCAGCAGGCGCAGGCCGCGTCCAAAGCCGCCGTTACTGCACAGAGCAACCAACAGAAGTTCCAGCAGAAGCAGCAGCTTGAAGACCAGTCTAACGACAATCGCATCAAGCGTGACTTGGTACGTGAGTCGTTCAAGGACAACGCTCAGAGTGAAGCGACCGAAGGGTTGCCGAGCACTGGCGGGTTGGAAGGACAACAGCCTACAGTTGCATAAGACATGGATCGGTGTCTGCTTGGACCAGCAGAGTAAATGGGGGAGCACCCCAACAGCCAAATTCCATATCACTGCCGGGGAGGGCTAGTGATCGAACGCAGCATTTCAAATTTCGTACCCATCCTTGTGTTAGCACCTCATGAGCAGGCGGAGATTACGCAGACCATTTCTTCTGCTGGCTGGCGACATATACAGCGAATCTTCGATCATGAATGCACCAAGTTCATATTGGATACCATCAATACTCCGTCCGAAGATACAGAGGACGTGATCGAGAAACACCGATGCGCCAAGGTAGCAGCTCAGCTCTATGAAGGCGGCGTCCAGAGAATCAATAACGAAGTCGGTCAGTACCTCGGCAGCCGCAAGGCCCTCGAAGTGCAGGCTGACGTAACAGACGGCGTGCTTCAGATGGGGCCGCCAGCAAGTACATCTGACGATCTACTTGAGTCTTCTGAGGAGGGGACGATCTTTGACCACTTTGAGTAACGAACAAGAGAACGGCATTCCTTCGGACCTGCCAGAACTTCGCTTTGAGTATCAGCCGACTGACGAAGACAACCGTCCCATCGGCGGCAAGCAGGTCATCAAGTACCGCACGCAGGATGAGCTGAACCATAAGCTCGTCAAGCAGAACACTGAGCTTATCCGAAAACTGCGAACAGAGACTCGCAACAACCGTCTGGGAATCCTAGACCAGCAGTCTATTGACGAGAGAGCACCGCGCAACGTCGCGGGTGTGCAGTTCAATCCGCGCACGCTAAGCGCCTCAGAGCGCCTAGAACTTTCCCAGCAGCTCCTAGACCCAGAAACGTTCGACAAGGCCACACAGACCATCGTGGAGGCTTCCTACGGCATCTCTGGCGAAGGTCTGCGCACCGTCATCTCTGACCTTCAGGGCAAGGTGGACAACGTACAGGCTCAGCGAGAAGTTGACATCTTCAAACGTCGCAATCCCGAGTACGTAATTTGTCCCGAGAACATGCAGGCCATTATCGGCTGGATGGATCGTTACAACCTCGCGCCGGTCGCAGAGAACTTCGAGAAGGCTTACCTGTTCCTCTTGGATCAGGGCGTATTGGTTACGTCGTTGGAAGTCGTAGAACTTCCCGTCTCTCCGGTAACACCGCCTAGCAATGTCGTGGGATTCACCGAGCAGCCTCCTGCCGATCCAAACGAGTACGTCGAACCGGCCCGCGTGGTCGAGACGCTTCCGATTGAGAACCAGCTTCCAGTCGAGCGCGTTGCTCCTACCGAGCACCCGGCATTGGCTACAGAACCGCCTGTCGCGGCTAAGCCTGTTGCCTCAAGGGTTCCTACCGGCCTGAACAATGGCAACTCCCGCAGTGAGGGCGTAAGTGCTCCTGTAGGAAGTGACATCGTTTACGAGTTCAAGCAGTATGACGAGAAGGGAAATCAAGTCGGTCCCACGCGCACCTTCACCGGTATGCGTGCCATCGACGCGATGCCGCCCGACGAGTACAAGCGCCGTCTGCTGAGCGAGAAGGGATTCGCCGCTAAGGTTGAGAAGTTGATGAAGAAGGGCTAATGGACATCAGGCTGGCGCTGCAATCTGAGACCGACTACCTAGTCGATCAAGTGGAGCGACTGTATCCTGACGACATCTGTCCGAAGCATCAGTTGCGCAAGATACTTGCCTCCAACCCAGCGTGGGTCATCGTAGACAAACGCATCAAGGCGCACCTTATCTCGGAAGTCTCGAAAGGGACACCATACATCTGGAGTGTTGCAGTAGACCCTGACTATCGCAGACGGGGCGCTGCAACAACTCTCCTACAAGAATTTGAGAAGCACTACAAGCAGAGCTACGAAAGTGGCTGGCTGCATTGTAGAGTCGAGAACCCTGCACAGAAGCTTTACTTCGATCAGGGCTATCGCATCGCTTCCTTTGAACCAAACATTTACGGAGCACGACAGCATGGCGTGACCATGCGGAAACGCTTCGTCTGAAGTACTGTGTACAGTCCTGTCGGATTACAGGGAACGATACACCTTAGATATGTGCTGAGGAAAAGCCGGTCAGAGACCTTGACCGCGCAATCGCAAACACTCGTCGGATTACGAGCAGAGGGATTGTCTTCACATAAAAGGCAGCGACACACTACTCATCATCTCTGGGAGGAGAAGGCGAGAAGTAAGTGATGTCTTTGAAGTAAAGGATAATCACAATGGGTTACACTCCTGCTGGAAATCTACAGGGCAACCTTCCTCAGTCCACGGTAAAGTTCTATGACAAGAAGTTCCGTGAAAACCTCAAAGCGCAGACCCCGTTCGTAGCTTGCTCCGAGCGTCTGGACCTGCCAACCAAGTCCGGTAACCAGTACGAAATGTTCATGTACGTTCCTCTGGCTGCGAACACCGCGCAGACCAACGAAGGAACCGTGGGCAGCTCGATCTCCGTTTCCGTCCTTACCACGACTGCCACCATCGGTGAGTACGCTGACTACGCTAACTTCTCCAGTCTGTCTCTTGCTACGGCAATCGACAACACTGTTGAGAACGTCGCCCGTGAGCTTGCATACCGTCTTGGCGAGTCTTTGTCTGGTCTCGTCCGTGCAACCGCTGACGGCGCAGCCAGCGTTGACTCCAGCGTGCTTGTGCAGCTTGGTGCAACTTCGACCACAGCCTTCACCTCGCTGAGCCTGAACCAGATTCGTAACGCAGTGCAGTCTCTTGCTGGCCGTTCGGTACGTCCGTTCGACGAAGCAAGCAAGGCATTCTGCGGCGTCATTCACCCGTTCGCATTGGGCGATGTACTTTCGGATGTCAGCAACAACGCACCTATCGACATCTTGAAGCACACCCCGGTCGGGCTGATGAAGATGGAAGACCTCGTTTCGGTGGACTTGACCGAGATGATCGAACTTCCGTCCTCGGGCGTTCACTTCTTCCAGAGCAATCAGGTTACCACCACCCCGAACTACAAGGGTGTGACTGGCCTGACGGCGCTTCGTACCTACATCTTTGGGCGTGATGGCATCTACAGCATCAAGCTTGGAGCACAGGGCGACACCGAGTTCGGAGATGGTGAGTACCAGAACATCAAGTGCAACATTGTGCAGAACGCTGAGCCAACTGTTGCCGATCCTGAAGGGCTGATCCCCGGCTGGACTTCGTACCGCGTTCACTTCACGACTTCGCTTGGTCCTGACACGACCATCCGTATCCGTGAGATTGATGCGGCTTCCGCAATCAGCTAAGACACTGGCTCCTGAGACTAAAAACCTCGGGAGCCATTTCTTTTTGTATCGGATCACCAATAGAAAGGAAACATCAACATGAGTTATCCAGCAGCAACTAGCGGCCTCGGCATCCCAGCGCGAGTCGTAGTTCCCGGCAATGAGTCCCCAATCAGCAATAAGGTCGGACACAATCAGGTCACCATCTCCATCACTGGAAGCAATGGTTTCCCTGAGACGTTCCAGCTTGACCCGACGCTTGAGGATGCTTCCGGCAACGAAATCACCCCCGGCACCGTCTACACCCTGAGTGCAGCGGCGGCCAACGGAGTCTTCACCGGCACCGGCCTACCAGCAACGAACACCCTTGTTGGCAAGTCCGCAGTGACCGCAGGCTTCACCAACGCTGTGAACAACGCAGCCGGTATCGTGACCGCGAACACCACGACCAGCATCACCATCGACACAGGCACCACGACTGTCGCTGAGACCCACGCAGCAACAGCAACCGTACAGGAGACCGGTACCAATGGTTTCACGTACTTTGCTGACGGCGCGGCCTCGCTGACTTCTGGCACTGGCGGCGAGCTGCCTGCGGGCAGCACAGCCAAGGTTGTTTCCGTTTCCACCACTGGCGTTCTTTCAGCCAACGGCGTGACCGGTGGATCGACCGTCGAAGTATCGTATCCGTTTGCTAACGCTGGCGGGACGATTGTCGTGGCTGGAAAGACACTTCCTGCGCAGAAGGTTTACGCGGATGTGGCTGTCAACGTCGTACCGTAATTCAACCCAAACAGAAAGGCGGAAGAGGAGCCGCCTATTATGTCCAAAGAAGCGTACATCGATTCGCCCGCTTATGATAGCGCGGCCCGTCGCAACAACCGAGTGTTGCGTGCAGTAAATACAGTTCTCCGACGCAAGTCGGCTCAGCTTCGAGCAGAAGCAGACGAAGTTATCGCGGAGCTGTTCGACGCTCCAAGCGAAGCAGAGGTAGCATTGGAAAGACTCTGGAGGGAAGGCGGCTTCAGTAGTGAGCTACGACCAGAGAACTATGAAGAACTAGTTGATTTCGCGCTGAGAGCAATCGCCTCTTACGACCGCGTGCAAGCCGCAGCTAATTCCGATGCAACTACGAGTTCTACAGGCAACTGAGGCAATGGGACGAGGGTGGATTACCCAGTGTCCCTAGGCAACCTCACGCGCCTATCTCGCAGCTCTTCGACCGGCCAGTTGAAGATGCCGCGACTCTCTCCTACGAGAGTGATCGACTTCGTACGAGAGGGCACATTTTGATTCAAGAGGGGAGTCTTGAATGCAACCAGCAGTTACCGGCACGCACACAAGTACAGCAGCGCCTTGGGAGACATACGCAGCAGAGATGTCCACCAAGATGTCGAAGCAGCTTGAGCTTGCCGTAGAGGAGTACGCCGAGCGCGTATACGATTCGAACTTCGCAAGCAACGAGAACAAAGAAGAGCTTCACCGCCAGAAAGAGATGAACGACGAACTCTCTGAGCAGTACCAGTGGGCGACGAAAGAGGAGTACGATGACGCGCAAGCGCGTGTCGGAACCCCAATGACGCACACAGAGTTTATCAGCCGTCTTCGTAAGGCCGGTGTAGAGTGCCACTACAGACAGCACGTCCACCTAGATAAAGCCGACCTCTATGTCGCGCTCACTCCGGGCGGAGAGCAGACCGTACAGTGCTGGGTCCAGCAAGGATGGATGCAGGAGCTTTCGGTTCTCAACTTCGATGACCACGGCGTACCACTGGCCGAGCGTCGGCGCGGGTGGCGCACACCACTTCTTCAACTAATCCTCAAGGGCATCATCACTGAGGAGAAAGCGAATAAGCTCTTCGGTCGGCCTAAGGTCACCGACGCTTACCACCGCTACAACGCATCGCTTCAAGCGTTCCGCAACAACGGCAACAAACTCACCCTTCACGGTGAGGAGTAGTACATCCTAAAGGAGGATAGGTTTTGAGCGAACAGGTTTTGAATGACATTCAATTGGAGAGCAAGGCTAAGGCCGAGCAGGTTCTAGCATCTCTCGCACCAAAGGAAAAGGAAGCACCCAAGGCCCCGGTGAAGTCAGCCGCGACCAAGACTCTCGAAGAGCTTGAGATCGAGAGCAAGCAGCTTGAGCTTGAACTAAAGAAGCTCGAACTTCAGGAGCGCAAAGCTAACCTCGAAGACATCAATGATCGTCTCGCAGAGCGAGAGCTAAAGCGTGCGAACATTCGCCAAGAGGCGTACACCAAGGGCGCGACCATCGAGTCCACTCGCAAGAACGAAGCGATGCAACAGAATCGTTGCAACCACCACAAGGGTGGCAACGGAGCTGGCGGCGTCGTCGGCGGAAAGGGTGACTCACCTGACTACGCAGTACTGATGCACACGTTCGCAAACGGCGACACATGGGTGCGATGCCTGCGCTGTGGTAAGACTTGGAAGCCCCCAGTCAAGTCCGATCACAAGACTCAGGAATCGTACAACGCAGCTCTTGCAATCTACAAGCAGGCAGTCAACTTCCAAACGAAGAACACTCCTTCAAAGGGCGTGATCTTCCAGTACTCTGACGGTGGCGAGTTCTACCGTGAGAACACCAAGAACGCAACATTGCGCTAAGGCGCAGACTGTGAAAATCAAGCAGGCACCGTGACAGCCGGTTGCTCAATTCGGAGAACACATGCCTAATAGCTCGATCACTCTTCAGGAAGTTATGGACGACGCAGCAACTCTTGGAGACGTATCTCCTGCCCTAGCTACAGGCGGTTCTTCCCAAGGCCCAGCCCTTTCAATTGCAAACGATGTCATGCAGGCGCTCATCAACGGCGGCCCGCTTGCACAGCCGTACAACTGGAAGTGGAATCGTGCCAACCTACCTCAGTTCTGCACCATCTCTTATCAGCAGGACTACTTCATCCCCGGACTGGTGAACCTTGGCTGGCTAGAAGCAGCGTGGGCATCGCAGATCAATCAGACTTCCATCCCAAAATTCAAACAGCCCGTCGAGGTCAACAAAGACCTCATGGTCACCTATGACCAGACAGGCTACCCGGCTAAAATCTGCTGGCTCCCAAATTCCATGCTGGAAACTGGAACGTGGGGACAGACACCTCTCGGCCCGACCACGGACAACCCCTCAGGCGACACTACGTCTCTCGGGCTTGGGCGCGGCGGCCTTCAGAACCCCGGCCCCGGCGTAATCTATACGTCGCCGTTACTGACGCTGCAAACCCCGACCAACGCAACTACATGCATCACAGACCCGAACGGTAACCTGTGGGCGCTGACCACCTTTGGAACCTGCGGGAACACGCAACCAGACTGGCCAACTAACCCGGCGTATCCAACGGTCAAGAGTCCAAACATCACGGCAACGACCGTGCAAGATGGCACTGTAGTCTGGACGGCAATCAATCCATCAGGTCAGGGCCTACGACTGAACCCCATCCCTCCCCAGAACGGTACTCAGTGGGTCATCGTATGCCAAGGACAGAAGAAGGCTCCTCGCTTCTACTCTGTGGGCCAGACATTAGAACCACTCCCTGACGATTTCGAATGGGCCTTCAAACAGGGCTTCTTCGCAGAGTGCTATCGCCGTAACCCTGATCCCAAGGTCCGAGCGAAGTACACGATGGAGCGTCAGATATGGGAGCAGGCTCTCGACAAGGCAGTACGTCAGAGCGACCGCGAACAAGACAACTACGGCTTCTACCCCGGCACTTCTGTCATGGATAGTTCATGGGGCACTAACCC